AGAAAAAAGCAGATGGTGGAGTAATTACTGCTAAAAACGGTAAAGCTTTTACAAAAAGAAAATCAAATAAGAAAAATGTCGCAAGAGGTTGTGGTCAAGTCTTAAATGAAAGACGTAAAGTCACAAAGTATAGATAATGGCAGTAAGAAAGACAAAAGCAGGTCTAGCCTTAAAGAGATGGTTTAAGGAGGATTGGAAAGATGTTAAAACGGGCAAAGCGTGTGGTCGTAAAAAGGGTGAAAAGAGGGGTACACCTTATTGTCGTCCAACTAAAAGAGTATCTAAGAAAACTCCGAAAACGTCTTCGGAGATGACTTCTGCTGAAAAACGTAGTAGAATAAATCAGAAGAATAAATTAGGTCAACCAGCAGGTAAGCCTAGAAGAGTTAAATCACTTAAAAGAAGGAAAACATAATGCCAATATTTATTTCAGAGAATTATAAAAATACAAACAAGAAAAAAGATAAAGCTGGTGGTGGTGGAATGGACATCGCTAAAACTAAAACTAAGAAGAAGAAAACAGTTGTTAAAAAAAATGTTGGAGGATCTAACGATTTAAATAAAAATTTAAAAAAAGCAGTTAGAGGAAAAGAATTTTTAAAATTAATGAATAAGCCTTCTTCTTTAAAAAAGAAACCTATTAAAAAGAAAAAGTAAATGGCAACATCAAATTCAAGAGATTTCGACTTAGATGTCGGTGAAATAATAGAAGAGGCTTATGAGCGTTGTGGTTTGGAGATGCGAACTGGCTATGATGCAAAGACTGCTAGACGTTCTTTGAATCTCATGTTTGCTGATTGGGCAAACAGAGGCTTGAATATGTGGACAGTCACACAAGACACTAAATCTATTACTTCGGGTACGGCAACTTATTCTTTCGATGCTACTCATGTCGATCTCTTGGAAGTTGTTTTAAGAAATAGTAGTGGTACAGATTTTACTTTAACTCAAATGAGTCGAAGTGAGTATTTAACTATTCCTAATAAATCAACCACCGGACAACCAAGTCAATACTTTTTTGATAGACAAGTTACTCCTACAATAACTTTGTGGGCAACACCGAATGCTACTTATACTCTTGTTTATTATTATGTAAGTCGTATCCAAGATGCAGACGCTTTAGTTAATACTACTGACACTCCATTTAGATTTCTTCCTTGTATGGTAGCAGGACTAGCTTACTATTTAGCTATGAAGAAAGCACCAGAGAGAGTTCAACTATTAAAATCCGTTTATGAAGAAGAATTCCAAAGAGCTGCAGCCGAGGATGCCAACAGCACTCCTTTAAAATTAACACCTAGCATGACATACTATAGTTACTGATATGGCAAAGATTATTGAAACAAAATTTGGAACTCTGGTTAGTCCTAGTAAGATGGCATCTGGAAGTGTTTCTACCATTAAAAAGTTTGGTGCTTTTTATAATTTTTCAATAAGAGTTGATAATGACGATATTCGTGAATACTCCTTTACTGATTTAGGTAGAGCCGAATATATGAGAAGGATTATGATTGGGCATTTAGAAGAAAAAATTAAGATGAGTTTTAAGAAAAATGGCTAGATATGCAACAGGAAAAAAAGCATGGGCATATTCAGATCGTTCTGGATTTCGTTATCGCTTGCGAGAAATGAAAACTGAATGGAATGGTTTGAAGGTTGGTCCTGATGAATATGAAGCTAAACATCCACAACTAGAACCTAATCATCCTGGACCAGATCCGACAGCCTTGTATCAACCACGAGTTGACACGAGGACAGAAGTGACCGTAGAGAATCTTCTTGGTTTGAATCCATTTACTAGTACGGCTAGTAGTGCAGTGATAACAGTATTAGAACCATCTCATGGGAGGTCAACAAGTGATACTGTTAGATTTAGAAATGTATCCAGTTTTGATAGTTTTACAAAAGCCGTGCTTGAGAGCTCAAGTGGTTATACTATAACTAAGGTTGATGATAATAAATATAGTTTTTCTGCTAGTAGTGGTACGGCAACAAGTGGAGTAAAAGGTGGTGGTGGTAGAGTTACTGCTGGTCCAGTTACATTGGGGACATAAATGAGTTTTACATTAGCACAATTAAAAACAGCGATACAAGATTATACAGATAACAGTGAAACATCCTTTGTTACTCATTTGCCAGATTTTATTAAAGCGTCAGAAGAAAAAATATTTAAAAGTGTTGATCTTGATTATTTTAGAAAAAATGTAACAAGTGCTTTTACTTCATCTGATCAATTCTTAACTGTACCAACCGACTATTTAGCATCATTCTCGTTGCAGATAACAACATCAGGTTCTGAAAATTTTTTACTTCAAAAAGATGTAAACTTTCTAAGAGAGTATACCCCTAGTTCCTCAACAACAGGAGTACCTAAATATTATGCACGATTTGATGAAACTCATTTTATGGTAGCACCAACACCTAATAGTAATTACACGCTAGAGTTACATTACTATTACAGACCCGCTAGTTTGACCGCAGGAGCCGACAGTGGTACAACTTGGGTTAGTACAAATGCACCTTTTGCTTTACTATATGGATCTCTAATTGAGGCTTATACTTACATGAAAGGTGAGGCGGATGTTATACAAAATTATAATAATATGTATATGCAATCACTAGAAAGATTAAAAGATTTAGGAGAAGCCAGAGAAAATTTTGATGCTTATAGAAAAGGCTTACCTTCAAGACCGAGGACTTAATAAATGGCATTAGTTTTAAAAGATAGAGTTAAAGAAACCACCACTACAACCGGAACGGGTACTTATACTTTAGCGGGTGCAGAAAATGGTTTTGAGGCATTTTCATCTATAGGAAACAGTAATACAACTTACTATTGTTGTACGGATGGGGTTGATTTTGAAGTAGGTATCGGTACTTACACATTATCTGGAACAACTTTAGCTAGAACAACTATATTACAATCTAGTAATAGTGATGCGGCAGTTAATTGGACAGATGGTACAAGAATAATATTCTGCACTCAACCAGCTGAAAAAGCAGTCTTTCTTGATTCTAGTGGTAATATGCCTATTACTAATAATGCTACTATTGGTGGAACATTAGGTGTTACAGGTGTTTTAACAGGCAGCTCTTTAGATATATCAGGTGATGTAGATATAGATGGCACATTAGAAGCAGACGCAGTTACAGTTAATGGGACAGCACTTAACACTGTTATCGCAGGTGTTACTGTAACAAACGCAACAAACTCAGCACATGTAAGTGTGGCTGATAATGAAAGCACAAATGAAGAAAATCTTATAACATTTATTGAAGACGCATCTGCTACAGGAAACGTAGGCTTAGAATCAGATGGAGATTTTAGTTATAACCCTTCTACTGGTACAGTTAGTGCAACAGTCTTCAAAGGCAATATCGATGCAGTAGATGGAGATTTTGACGGAACTTTGGAAGCAGATGCGATAACAGTTGGAGGATCTGCTCTTAACACAGTAATCGCAGGCACTACAGTAACAAATGCGACCAATGCAGCACATGTATCTGTTGCGGATAATGAGAATACAAATGAAGAAAACTTAATACCTTTTATTGAAGATACTTCTGCTACTGGAAATGTTGGGTTAGAATCTGATGGTGACTTTGCATATAACCCAAGCACAGGTACAGTGTCTGCTACAATATTTAAAGGTAATATAGATGCCGTAGATGGTGACTTTGACGGTACATTAGAGGCAGATGCTATTACATTAAATGGTACTGCGATTACTGCAACAGCAACTTTATCCACAGGTATATCAAATAACAACGTGCCTAAGTTTACATCTGGTGTTGCAGATGATGACTTTTTGAGGGTAAATGGCACAGCTATAGAAGGTAGATCAGCAAGTGAGGTTTTATCAGATATAGGTGCATCTGCTGTTGCAGGTAGTTCAAGCATAGTTACAACTGGTGCTTTAGACACAGGATCAATCACAAGTGGATTTGGTACTATTAACAATGGTGCTTCAGCAATCACAACTACTGGTGTAGGTTCATTTGGTTCATTAGATATATCCGGTGATATTGATGTTGATGGTACAACTAATCTTGATGTTGTGGACATTGATGGTGCAGTAGACATGGCATCCACTGCTACCATTACAGGTAACTTAACATTAGGTGCTCAACTTATTATGCCTGATGTTACATCTACAAAAATATTAGTTGCAGACGGAACAAGCTATCAAGAAGTTGCAGTTAGTGGCGATGTTACTATTGCTAACACAGGTGCAGTTACTATAGCAAACACTGCTGTAGAAACAGCTATGATTGCCGCAGATGCTATCACAGGTGCTAAGATAGCTGATGATGCTATTAATTCAGAACACTACACAGATGGTTCAATAGATACTGCTCACATAGCTGATTCACAAGTTACTCAAGCAAAGATAGCAGATGATGCCGTTGGAGCAGACCAATTAGCTTCAAGTGCAGTTGTCACTGCTTCTATTGTAGATGCTAATGTTACTTTAGCAAAGATAGCCAATCAAGCTGCAAACACAGTCTTAGTAAGAGATGCTAATAGTTCGGGTGTTGTTTCTGCTAAAGCAGTTACAAATACACAAATACTTATAGGTGACGGAACAGGTTTTACAGCGGCAGCATTATCAGGCGATGTAACGATGACAAATGGTGGAGCAGTTACGATTGCTGCTCAAGCAGTAGAAAATTCTATGTTAGCCGATGATGCAGTTGGAGCAGACGAGTTGGCTGCCAATGCTGTGGTAGAAGCTTCTATTGTAGACAATGCAGTAACATTAGCAAAAATGGCAGGTATTGCTAGAGGTAAGTTAATAATAGGGGATGCTAGTGGCAATCCTTCTGTTATAGGTCCAGGTAATGCTAATCAAGTATTAACATCGGATGGAACTGATATTGCTTTTGCAGATGCTGCGGGTGCTAGTTCTTTAGCCGCTGATAATTTGACAGCAGGTGACGCTGCCGTTCTTCTTACCACAAGTAGTGGTACTATAACTATTGATAATGCTGCCAATGATGCAGATATTATATTTAAGGGAACTGACGGTGGTGCTGATATAACTGCTCTTACACTTGATATGTCTGCCGCAGGAGCCGCAACCTTTAATAATGATGTAACTGCTTTTTCTGACAAAAGATTAAAAACAGATATTAAACCAATAACAAATGGTCTTAATAAAGTTATGCAGATGCAAGGTGTTTACTACAAAAGAAATGATGTAGAAAATGCCAAAGAACAAGTTGGTGTTTTAGCACAAGATATGGAACAAATACTACCTGAAGTTGTTCTTACAGCAGACGATGATATACAAACTAAATCTGTAGATTATGGCAAGATATGTTCTGTTCTTATTGAAGCTATAAAAGAATTAAAAGATGAAATAGAGGAGTTAAAAGCAAAGTAAATGGCTATACCTAGTTCTGGACAATCTTTATCTTTTTCTTCGCTAAGAACTGAATTTGTTGGTGGCAGTAGTGCATTGCCTATTGGTGCTTTATACAGAGGTGGCTCTAATATAGCTGCTAAACACCCATCTAATCCAGCAGTAAATGATGCAGCAGATGTTCCGACAAGTGGTGCTTTAGCCATAAGTGATTATTATGGTTCTGGTAAAGGATTTACATTTACATACTCTAGTGATGCTACAGACCAAAATGTTTCAGCTTTATTCGGTACAAATGACTATCAATTAGATTATCCTAAAAATATTGTTATACCATCAGATGTGACATTAGGAACAAATAACACTTCAGAATATGCTTTAGAAGTAGATTCAGGTGGTGATGGCACTATTACTATTACTAATAATGGAAACATTATAGGAGCAGGTGGAGCAGGTGGAGCTGCAGGTTCAGCAGATGCGGCAGGTGGGAATGGTGGAGCAGGTGGTGATGCCATGAAAGCTGCGGTTGCTTGTACCTTTATTAATAATGGAAGCATCCTCGCAGGTGGAGGTGGAGGTGCTGGTGGTGGTGGAGGTGGAGCAGGTGGTGCTTTACAACAACAATCTCAAAGTACTGCACAAAATGGTCCTAATTATGGTTCTCCTTTTTCAGGTGATAAATGGGCATCTTATCAATATTCTGGTAGTCCAAATAAACCAGCAAATACTATAGGTATTCAAGGTCCTTTTGTCGCTACTGGTCAAGGAGCAAGGGCACAATACCCTACATATGGTGTTACTAGTCCGTCTTTTGGTAGCATGCCATTTCCCCAAACTTCTAAAACAATCGGACAATTTACATATCATAGAGGTCCACAAAGAGTGTCTAGCAACATAGTAGTGAATCCTATGGAAAGTCAACAAGTAGAGGGAAGTTATAAAAATTATGAAATAAGAA